AGTACGGTGGTATTACCACTTCCTAATGATAATGGATTCCAAAGTCTTGTTTCGGCTCTTGGATTTAGTAATTGAAATCCAGCCTGTTTCAATCCAAATAAAATACCCTTTGGGGTAAGAATAAATTTTGTTAATCTAACTGCATCTGCTATACCTCTTGCCATCGAGGTTACAATTCCACCTCGTACCAATCCCTCGTCTAATGTTGAATCCACATTAGGACCCCATTTGTCTCCAATATCCTTCAGTATAAATGGTTGGTCAAAACCAAATACTGTATTGTCTCTGGCGTCAAAATTATAAGGTTTTCTATCAGGAAATGTGTAGAAATTATTTCCATCAGGATCTACATTTGGTGAATCTAAATCGATTGTTTTTAATGAGGTTTCACCTTTTGTAAAAGTCTTAAATGTACCTGAATCTGTAGGACCTCTGTTTGCGGAATCCACATAAAAATCATCCGTACTAAATCCTGAATCGAACACGGAATTCATAAGGAATCCATCATCATTTGCAAACCTACTACTAAACGCTTCTATTGGTGTGGTTTGAAAATCACTTCCGTGTGCTCCTGCTGCCACTCTATCTAAATTTATTGTTGTTTGATAGGTATCGGTTGTCGGTCCTGTTAGGGTAATCATACTGACATTATGTGTTGCAGTATCCGTACCTATTTGACTCGTATAAGATGGTCGAGTCATAAAATCACTATCATGTAAATCTTCTATCAATGGGTCATCACTAAATGTACCTATTGTAAATTGAGTAGGTCCTGTAGATGTGTGTTGTGGTATTACATATGGTATACCAGTTCCAAATACAAAAGGACTGAAATTAGGTGAAGTCATTGTAACTCTCTTTAATGATGAATCACCACGAGTAAATTGTTTAAATATTATTTCACTCGGTTCAACTAAACTAGCTCCCTCAGGTACCGTATACATCCCACTTCTACTAAATCCACTTTCTATATCTGTCCTTAAATCTCCTATTGAAAACTGACTTGTATAATTTGTCAATGGTGAGAAAAAATCACTCCCATGTGCGTTAGGTGCGATTGGTTCGGTGTTTAAATTTGATTGGTAGGAATCATCAAAGGGTCCTGTCAATACTATCTGTGGAATATTGAGTGTTGTTTGTATTCCATCAAAACCAACAATATTACTTTCTGTACCTGGTGGATTTGTATTTCCACCTTGTAATGGTACTCGGAATCCACCGATATCATCTCCATATAGTGAAGCTCGTGGTGTGATTGGTAATAAATTTCCATAGTATGAAACTCCACCACCTATTGCACCAATGATATCACCATCAGAGGTATGTCTTGAATCACCGAAAGGTACACTACTATATTGATTGTATACAGACCTTGAGGTATCTCTCATCTGTGTGTGGTCGAATGGAGTTAATATGGAATTAAATTCTCCCATTCCGTAAATCGAACCCTCACTTCCAACTATGTCACCACCATAATTTACTATAAATCTTTTATCACCACTTATCGTGTATCCACGAACATTGAAGGATTGTGGTGAGGAATTTGGGTCTACTCCGAAACCAACTCCATTATCAAAATCTGAATTATCAATAGGAGCATCAGGTGTTCCATGTCTACCCTCAACCTGTGATTGTACACTTCCAGCACTACCATAATCGGTATATCTGAAGTTTGATAAATCTGTTATTAAATCTTTAAGTGCCATTATGCAAATGTTACCAAGTCACTAAATCCTTTAGCTTCATCGGCTCCTCTCTTAGTGTTGGATTTGATTGTTTTTAATTGATTATTCATCATATCCAACTTTTGATTTTGTTCTGTTAATAATTGTTCTATTTTATTATCCTCTTCTCCACCACCACCAGCTCCAGTCACGGCGTTAAATGCTGTTAGTGCTAGAAGTGCTGGTAGTGCGAGTAATCCAGCTCCTGCGAATAGTGTCATTGAACCTGCAAGTGCGGTGAATCCTGCGGCCGTAGCGAATAATCCTAATGCTACAGTTGGACTGGCTACTGTCATCAACTTGACTGCAAAATCTCCGATTGCTCCTATAATTGTTGATATACCTTTTGAAATAGATTTAATCATAATTCCCATTACAAATCCAATAGCTTTGATGGCAGGTACTACGGATTTAACTATACTCGATATAGCTTCTCCGAAAGCTTTGATACCAGGTGCGGCAAGTTTAAGTGCAAATCCCATACCAATTAATGATAGGGTTACGGCTGCCAATCCAAGAGCAACTTTAGGATTTGCAAAAGCTCCAACACCTTTGGCCAATCCTTTTAATCCAGCACCCATTCCTTTACCAATTCCTTTCATTGACTTTCCAACCCCACCACCTACTGGTGAATCACCATCAGGTTTTATAACATCCGTGACCTTATCTGTGACACCTTTTGTACCACTTACTACACTTTTTAATTTATCTTTCACACCACTAAGTGATTTCATCAAACCACCACCAACATTTGTACCAGCTAATTTCATTTTTAGGGCGAATAAAGTAGCCAGTGTAACAAGTGTACCTAATACGACTCCACCATATTCGAAATGTTTATTGAGCGTCTCAACTGCCTTACCAAGTAATACAAGTCCAGCTATTGCTGCTGTTACTGGCCAAAATGTTGCGGCGACATATACTCCTAATGCAATGAATACTGGTATCATAGCCTTTGCCAAAGACATAAGACTTGCCATTGAACTACCAATGATTTTCATTATACCAGCTATTAAATCTCTTGATTTTTTCTCACCTTCGGTCATATTATTGAGTTTATCTTGGTTGGTTATCATCTTACCTAATTCACCAACACTAACTCCAAAGGCATCTGCTAATGCTCTTCTCTGTACAACATTCATAGCTTCAAAATCAGCAGCCGTTCCAATTTGAGATGTAATTTCTCTTTGCATACCATCTAAATCACCTGCCAGTGCTAATTCACGAGCTTTATCGGTATTTATATTTCTACCCGTTAACATTTGAGCTTCCATCTGTGCATTTACAGATTCTTCGAAATTTAATAGACTATCCGTAATCTTACTTACGGTTGCCATTTCTAAACCGAGTTTCTTTGCTGTTATAGCGGCCATACCTAAGTTTTTTCCACCATCTTTTGCAAAACCGGCGAATAAATCACTATCACTTGCAATATCGTTCAGAATATCACCTGGTGCTACATTATTAGCTTTTGCAAGTGCGGCGACTGACTCCATCTGTGACATTGCGGCTGATTCACTACTTGCACCTACTGCCATCATCTGAGTGGCTAATTTGGTTACATTCTCACCACTAATTCCTGTTGTTGCTACTAAATTTGTAAATCCTTTTACTAAATCTGCTGATGGTTTGGTGGTTCCACCTAAATTCTGTCTAATGCCATCGGTTATTCCTTTTACATCTTCACCACTAACTCCTAATAACTTGAATTGAACCGCTGTTAAGTTAATCGTAGATTGTAGTTTTGCTGCTTCATAAGTTGACAAACCTAATTCTTTACGAGTCTCCATTGTACCAGCATATATAGATTTCAATGCCATACCTGATGCAGTTAATAAGGCTATAAATCCGACTAACGGATTAGTCAATAACATTTTAAAGAATTGTCCGAAACCACTCATGAGTGACTTAGCAGTTTTTAAACCCTCTTCACCTAAATGCTCTACAGCATTACTAAGGTCACCCGGTCCTTTATTACCCGTCGCGAAACTTTTCAAGGTATCATTGACTGTTTTTCCATATTCAGCCGTTATTCCATCAAGGTTTAACAATGTATTTATTTGGTCACCGAATGGAAGTGAATTTATCAAATCTTTTGCCCCTTCAAATGGAGCCATAAAACTCTTACCTAATGATTTTGATATCTCATCAACCCTATCCAAATCTTTTGACTTTACTTTAAGTGCTTTAGCTGCCGCTAAATGTCTTTCTGCTTCTGATTCTATAAGTGCTATATATTCAGGTGGGACATTTGACATAGCTCCAAGCTGGGATAAAATTGATTTATTTTTAGCTTCTATCGCGTCAACTTGGGCCTCCATATCAGCCGTCATTGATTTGAAATCATCAGTCCCTACGCTATCAAATCCCTCTGCCATCTCAACTGCATTTTTGGATAAATCACCAGATGGTTCAACTACTTGTTCTATAAGACTACCTATCTCGTCTAATTTTGCCTGTGAAATACCAAATGTTTTTGATAAATCTTCACCTGTATCACTAAAACCATGTTGGGCCTCGGCTGCTTCCATGATTGATTTTGTGGATTGTGCGTGTAAGTTATGGACTTCACCAAGATAACCAATTTGTTTTCTTTGTTGGTCATTCATACCCATGACCCTCTTGGTAAGGTCGGATGTGAGAGGCATCCTTTCTTTCTCTATCTTACCTCTTTTATTTTGAAGACTCAAACCTTCTTTAGTTTGAGCAAATACATCTCTTAAGCCTTTTTTAGAGTCTTCTATTTTTTTAATAGCATCCTTGTATTCCTTAGTACCTTCTTTTTGTATCTTAAGGATTTCAAGTTGTTGTTTGATTTGCTCTTTGAGGGCCTTACGAGTATCATCGTATGCCTGTTTCTGTTTCTTCGAAAGTTCCTCTTGAGACTTTAGCTCTTTTTCTGTTGGACTTTCAGCCATTGGTTCTCTCTATATTATAAACCGAGTTTTCTTTTCTCTAGATCACTAAGTGCTTTTTCTCTTTTTTTACTAGCCTTTTTGAAGTCAATCATAGCCTTGGTGAATTCCTTGGCGTTCTTTTTTAAAACAGGATCATCTTGAATCAATTTAAGAGTATTTTTTGCTCTTCCTTTGATGATATTCAATAGTATTTTGTCAAATAATCCCATGTGCTTTTTCTCCATTTTTTGATTTTAAAACCGAGATTTTCGATTCAATAATAAATATCAAATTATACAAAAATTAACGGCCTCTTGGAATACCAGGTCGAGATAATCCACCAGCTTTTGATTTTTTGGTGGCCTTGTCCATTTGTTCTTTTTCTTTATCGTAGAATTTAGATGCCTTAGTGATGTAATATCGGCGCAGATAGGTTGGCATCTCGTAGACTTCTGTATGAGTAAATCCTCCCTTTCCGTGAAAACAGAGTGAGAAGATTTGGTCGTGAATAGCGGGCTTATCCTCTGCCCGCAGGCCAAAAAAACTCGACATTTAATGGGATATCCATTTTTTGACTATCACCTGTTGCTTCACTTATGAAGTTGAAGGTCAAGTCAATATCGGGTGTTATTTCCCTTAGATATTCTCTTAATGCCAATGAGTCTCTTGAAAGAAGTTCATTATCCACGAATTCATTGATTCGTTTTCGAGTTTGGTCTCCATCAACTGACAAGATTGCCTTTTTCAACCTTGTTGTGATTTCACTCGTCACTCCACTTTCTTTCTGAAACTTTTTTAATGCCTTTAACTCTTCATCGACTTCTTTTTCATCTTTATGAGTTAAAAGTTTGAAAGTAATTTTGACTTTCGAAGCTGGTAGGTCAAAACCGAATTCGTTCTTACCACCTTTGAATAACTTTTCATCGATTACTTTATCATCGATTTTAGTTAAGTCAAATGTTTCTTTCTGTTTTTCACCACTATCAGGATCTATTAATTCAACGGAATAATCTTTTCCGTATCCAAGTATCCTTGTGGCAATCATGATAGCGTTCTTGTCACCCAATAATAAATCATCGAGCACAACACCATCTTGTATGATAACACTTTCCATCAATTTATCCAACACAATACCCTTTTGGATAAGTGTTCTTGAGGTCAAGATATCCTCTTCTTTGGCTGTCATGTATTTTATTTCGATTTGACCACTTGCTAATGGATGGTCTTTCGGATACAACAAGCCTTTCGAAGGCAAATCAACGACCTCTGATGGAAACTTGCGTTTCTCTTCAGCCATTATTTTCTCCTAATTAAACTGATTAGTTTGTTTGTGATTACAACCTCACTTTTTATTACAACTTAAGTTGCCAGACTTATAGTAATAATTTATTTTTTGTTTTTAGTAACTGCTTCCCATATTGGTTTCAATACGGCGTCAAATATAACATCATCTTTTTTAGATGGTGAAAGTTTGACTATCTTTTCGATGGTGTAGAAAGCTAATAAACACCATTCCCAGTTTTGAATTAACCATTCGCTCATTGTTATTCTCCTATACTATCGTTAGAATTGTAGGATTGCGTAATCGTAACGAAGTGTTAAGGTTATGTCTACAGGATCAGTTGCGTTCGCCCAATCTAAATCACCAAATGTGGCGTTTGCGATATAGGTTCCCTTGAGAGTCCATTCTTCAACTTTATCTCCAACGGGTCCTAAGACATTAAAGGTTACATCTTTTTTGTAAAAGTCTGAATAACCATCACGACCAGTAACGGACTCATGTGATAATCTCACCCATTCCATTACGGCTTGTGCTCCACTTGGAACAACAGGATCGTAAAGTGTTATTTCTAATTCTTCCCAAGCTCCCTTACCTTTAATGTATCTTTTAACATTAATGTGGTCGAGTTCGATGGTCTCGAAAGCTATTGTCGGTCTGTTCGCTGTTTTAATCAAATAAGAAGGGATACCCTCAATGTACATGATGTATCTGTTCTTCGTCTTTGGTTCAAACGGAGTGAACATTATTTCTGACGGATCTAATAAGTCTGGCATTTCATTTCTCCAATATTTAAGAATGTCTTCTATTCTTATATAAATATCATCTATTCTAAAAAACACTATATTTGTGTTTTAGAAGTTTTATAGAAGTTTTTAATTTCTTCTCCATAATAAATATTTTAATGCAATAAAAAACCCCACAAAAAGTGAGGTTTTTTATATATGTACTCCCTAATATTAACTTGGGAATGCTGCTCCAGTAGGTAAGACAACGAAGTCCAACACAATGAATTCTGCAGTTCTTGTAGGTTGAATAAAGATTTGACCAACCAACTGATTTCTATCAATGACATCAGGTGTGTTGTTGGTATCATCCATAACAACTCTAAAAGCGGATAAACCACTATTAGCTTGAACTGATTCCAAGAAAGGATTCACAATATTTAGGAATCTGTTTCTTGTAGCAGATGTGTTTTGTTCGAATACTAAGAATCTTGAAGATGATGCGATGAACTTCTTCAATCTAATTAATAATCTTCTTACATTAACTCGGTCAAGTGCTGATGGACGACCTTGTAAGGTTTTCTGTCCCCATACACATACACCTTGTCCAGGAAATGAAGCGATTGGATTGATTCTTGCTTCATACAGAGTATCTCTTTCTGCGTGTGTTAAACGAGTCTGAGCTTCTGTTACAGTTGTCAATCCACCACGATTCAATCCAGCAGGTGCGAACCATTCGTGAGCTACCCTATCGGTAAATGCTATAGTTCCAGCTAATACTACTGATGGTGGAACCCATACAGGTAGGTTAGTGTTTCTATCTCTTATCTTTACCCAAGGATAATAAGTTGCTGCGTAATTACTATCAAGTGCTTCGATTGCTGCAGTAGCGTCTGAAATACTTGCTCCATACTTAACACAATCCAAGATAACAAATGTATCACCTCTGTCTTCAGCTTTACTGATAGCGTGATTTGTTATACTTGAGTGTACATTATGGATTACACCAGGTACCACCAACATATTGATATCAAATTCATCAGGATTACTGATTGCGTTGATAGCTTTCTTATATGCTGTGTATCCACCTGCAGATGTTGAAGATATATCAAATCCTTGTGTGTTTGTAGCGACAATGTCAGCTCCACTCAACTTTGGATTTGCTGGATTATCTCCATCGTAACCACCTTGAAATGGTACTACGAATCTTCTTTGGTCAATGTGAGATAAATCTAAAGTAACTTTCTCAGCTGCGTTAGAGAATGTTTCTGTAGATGGTTTAATCTCAGCTGTTCCATTGAAGTCTTCGAGACTCATTGTGGTGTGACTACCAGCTCCTGCAGAGGATGGTAATGGTGATAAGTATTCATTAGCGTCAGCATTTGCGTAATCATGACCATACAATACATTCAAATCAGGTGCTCCATTGGAGTTCAACTGAGAATTTTTGAAAGGCCATGCTGGAATGGTTGTACCACCACCAGACGGATTTGTAATTGCTGCGTGTCCCATTGGAACCAATACTTTTGGTATAGCTCCGTTAGCGATTTCGGTAAAGTCACTTAGATAGATGTGTTTGGAACGATTATCCCAATCACCATTGTAAGTTAATTTACCATCAGCGTCAATTGTTACATATCTATCACCAATCCTTCTTGCAAAGTAATTTGTACTTTCAGGATTGAAATTTAGATTGTCGAATTGTTC